TAACGCAGTTCGAGATCCCATCGCACTGGGTGCAGGTGGGCGGCATCGACTTTGGTTGGGACCACCCGAGCGGCGCGGCACGGATTGCATGGGACCGCGATGAGGATGTGATTTACGTCACTGCCACGCATCGCCAGCGTGAGCAAACGCCGCTGATGTTCGCCGGCAGTATCAGGCCTTGGGGCGACTGGCTGCCTTGGGCATGGCCGCATGACGGATTGCAGCACGATAAAGGCTCAGGCGAGGCGCTGGCCGGGCAGTACAAAGCGCAAGGGCTGCTGATGCTGGACGACAAGGCAACACATCCGCCTGCCGACGGCGAAGAAGAGGGCACCGGCGGCAACAGCGTCGAAGCTGGCCTGATCGATATGCTTGAGCGCATGCAGACCGGGCGATTCAAGGTGTTTTCACACCTGAACGAATGGTTCGAGGAGTTCAGGATGTACCACCGAAAGGATGGCAAGGTCGTCAAGGTCGATGATGACCTGATGGCGGCAACGCGCTATGCCTACATGATGCGACGTTTCGCCGTAGTAAAAGGCGGCAACAAGCGTGCCGTCTACGATTATTCAAACTCAGCAGCATCAGGAGCAAGGGCAATTTAATGGACGAATTCAAGGAAGCGCAGGAGCTGTACGAGGACGCGTTGAACGCGACCCGTGAGCAACGCCAGCAGATCGAGGAAGACCTGCGCTTTTCCGACCCATCGAACCCGCAGCAATGGGAAGAATCCGTCAAGCGGTCGCGTGAACTCGATCCGGGCGGCGCGCGGCCATGCCTGGTGATGGACCACGTTGGCCAGTACGTTGCCAACGTATCGGGTCAGATCACCAAATCGCCACCCGCTATCCATACCGTGCCAGTCGGTTCTGGCGCTGATGTGAAGGTCAGCGAGCAGCTCGACGGCATGCTGCGCCATATCGAATACGTCAGTCGTGCCCAGGCGGCATATGGTGTTGCCCTGATGTCAGCTGCGCGCACCGGCATTGGCTACCTGGTCGCACGCCCTGAATACGTCGATCGCGCGCTTGGCTACCAAGAACCGCGTATTGGCGCCATTGCTGACCCATTGCGCGTGGTGTTCGATCCATGGAGCGTACAGCTAGACGGCAGCGATGCCACCTTTGGCTACCTGCTGACCGCCATGAGCGAGCGCGAGTTCGAGCGCAAGTATGGCGCCAAAGCCGAGAAGAAAAGCTTTGGTAGCGAGCACCAGACGCGCGGCGAGGGCCAACGCCAGTCGATCATTGTGGCTGAGCAGTGGTACAAGGAAGAAAAGACCAAGACCATCTTCATCTGGACCGCCGCCGATGGCGAGGACCAGGCTGGTAGCGAAGATGAGTACTGGGCAGCCTGCCAGGCAGCCGGTGTGCAACTGCCGCTGCAGCGTACCTACAAGGATAAATACGAGTGCGTGAAGTGGCGCACCATGTCCGGCGCAGAGATACTGGAAACGCCCAAGAAGCATGACGGCAGCGAGGGTTTGTACCCCGCCGACTCCATCGGTATCGTACCGGTGTATGGCTATTGGGGCATCGAAAACGGCATTTTGCTCTATTGTGGTATCCCGCGCCGCGCCATGGGCCCGCAACGCGCCTACAACTACCATATGTCGGAACAGCTGGCGCATATGGGTACCGCACCGAAAGCCCCTTGGGTGGTGCCAGCACGCGCCATTGAAGGGCTGGAAAAACTATGGGACCGTGCATCGCTCGATGCACGCGCCTACCTGCCATATCACGATAAAGATGGGCAAGGCCAGCCCATCGCTGCGCCATCCCGCCCCAATATCTCCGTCAACCTGCAAAATCACATGACTGGCGCCACCCAGGCGCTGCACGACCTGGAAGCCTCCATCGGCATGTACCAGGCTAACCTGGGTGCACCAAGCAATGAAACGTCAGGCATCGCCATCGATGCACGCAAGCAGCAGGGCGAGGCCAGTACCAGCCACTTCCCGCAGAACCTCGCCTTCTCGCTGGGCCAGCTGGGCCGTATCGTGGTGCAGATGTCGGCGAAGTTGATCGACACCAAGCGGCAGCAGCGCATCATGGGTATTGATATGAAGCCCGGCACGATCACCATCGACCCAGGCCAGGCCGAAGCGCTGCAGGATGACGAGCAAGGCATCAGCATCAACCCGAATGTGGGCGACTACGATGTGCGCGTCGTGGTGGGTTCGTCCTTCTCCACCCAGCGTAGCCAGGCGCAAACCGCCCTGGGCGAAGTGATGCGCACCAATCCCGGCCTGACGCCTGCCATCGCGCCGCTATGGGCGCGTAACCTGGACATTCCCCATGCCGACAAGCTGGCCCAGGTACTCACCGCCATGGCGCCACCGGCCGTGCAAGCCATTCTTGACCCGGAAAGCAACAAGGCGCCGAAGCCGGAACAGTTGATGCAGCAGATGAAGCAGATGGAAGAGTCGCTCAAGGAAGCGTTGCAGCACGCGCATGCTGCGCAGGCCGATGCTGACGAGGCCATGGAAGAAGTGCACAACAAGCGCGAGCAGAACGAGGCAAAAGAGCGCGAACTGAACATCAAGGCCTACGAGGCTGAAACCAAGCGCCTGCAGCTGACCAGTGCGGCCATGACGCCAGAGCAGATCCATCTGATGGTGGCGCAAACCGTCGAGAGCATGCTCAGCAACCCTACGCCGCTGCCATCCGAACAGCAGGAAACGCCTGAAGTAGCCATGCAGGCAGAACAGCAGGCGCAGCAGCAACAGCAGCAACAGCAGCAAGCGCCCGACATGGGTGCCGACCCGAATGACCCAGGCCAGATGGGAGCGCAAGCGCCGCCCGGCCCGATTGATCCGATAGACCCTGCTGCGATGCAGAACCCACCGAACCCGCCTAGTGCGGGTTTTTCTTTACCTGAACCACCACCAGGAGCATGACCTTGAGCACCGAAAACGCATTGCCACCAGGCGACAACGCCGCGGCGGGCGCCACCACCGATGAACACGCCCACGCAAACCATGAAGGCCAGCAGGGTAATGCTGATAACGGCCAAGGCGCATCCGGCCATCAGGAAGGCGAAGGCGGCGAAGCATCAGCCGAGCAGCAAAAGAAGGAAAAGACACCCGACCAGCGTGAAATTGAGCGCCTGCGCCGCCGGGTCGACAACCTGACGCGCCAAAAGTACGAAGCGCGCGCGGCAGCACCGGCGCCGCAACAGCAGCAAAACGCCGACGACGACAACGGTGAACCCGTGTCAATGACCCGTGCTGAATTGCAGCGTCACATCGCAGAGCAGGCCAAGCAGCTTGCACCAGCGCTGACGCAGCAGCAGGCCGTAGCAGAGAAGCGCCAGGGAATTGTTGCCTCGCTGGCGAAGGAGTGGGGCGCCGAGAAGTTCGACACCCTGGCGTCCGACCTGGACGATGTTCTTGGCGGTTTAGCAGATCGCAGCGGCGCGCCCAAGCCCGCCACTGATGCGATCTTCGAATCCGACAATCCCAAGGGCTTGATCGAGTACCTGACCGACCCGGACAACGCCGACGAGGCAGAGCGTATCGCAACCATGTCTGCCGTCCAGGCCGGCCGCGCGATCGCCCGCATCGAAGACAAGATCGCCGCGAACGGCAAGGCTGCCAAGCCCCAACCAAGCAATGCGGCCACGCCGCTGGAAGCGCCGCGCAACAACAGCGGTAAGACCGGCAGCATGCCCGACCCATCCAATACCAAGGCCTACATCGCCTGGGCCAACGCCCAGGACCAGGCAAAACGATAAATAGGAGCCACTCATGGCAAACGCACTCGTTACCTCGCAGATCATCACCAATGAAGTGTTGCGCATCGCGCACAATGCATCCGCGTTTCTGGGCAATACCAACACGGATTACAAAGATGCCTGGGACAAAGACCTCAAGCCAGTGCAGAAAATCTGCGCGCGCGCGCCGGTGCAGTTCATGCACCGTGATGGCGAAACGGCCGTCGTACAGGACATCACTGAACGTAGCGTCGATGTCACGCTGCAGCCATTGCTGGGCCTGGACTTTGCCATCAGCTCGACCGAACTGACCACGTCGGTAGGCAGTAATGGCCAGGTCAACAAGGCATTCAAAGAACGCTACCTGAAGCCAGCTGGCCTGAAGTTGGCGGCGTTGCTGGATTATCGCCTGGGAGTGGTCCTCAAAAACGGCACCCATCAGATCGTCGGCACGCCCGGCACTCCACCGGCTACCTTCGCCGATCTGCTGCAGGCCGGTGTGCCATTGGATCGCATGAGCGTTCCGCGTGACGGCCAGCGCATGGCCGCTATCGAGCCAGGTGCCAACGCTACCATCGTGGCTGGTTTGTCGGGTCTGTTCAATAACAAGGAAGTACTGGGCGAACAATACAAGACGGGCGTGATCAAAACCGGCGCTGGCCTGGATATCGCCATGTCACAGAACGTGCCATCGCACACGGTTGGCCCGCTGGGCGGCGTGCCGCTGGTGAACGGTACCAATCAAGGCATCATCAATGCCGGCGCCACCGATAACCCATATGCGGCCACCACTTCGCTGGTAACCAATGGCTGGACGGCCGCCGCTGCGCTGCGTTTGAATGCTGGTGATACCTATACCATCGCTGGCGTGTTTTCCGTGAACCCGGAAACCAAGGCATCAACCGGCGTGCTGCAATCGTTTCTGGTCACGGCGGCCGTATCGTCCGACGCCAGCGGTAATGCCACCATCATCGCCAGCCCGGCAATCATCGCGGGCGGCGCATACCAGAACGTAACAGCGCGGCCAGCCACTGGTGCGGCCATCACGATCACTTCGGGCGCTGCCAATACGACCTACACGCAAAACATGGTCTGGCACCGCGACGCCCTGACGTTCGTATCGCCAAAGCAGGAACTGCCAGGCGGTATGGATATGGCCTACCAGGCATCGATGGCTGATGAGGGTGGCATTTCGCTGCGCTTCGTGCGTGGTTTCGATATCACCCAAAATAAGTTCAT